GACACTTTTTTAGAAAGGTGTTCATTTCAGAGACACTTTTATCTAAGAAACTTGGAAAGGTGTCTTTCAGATGAACATAATTACACATTTGACAAAACCATAAAATTGTGGTATAATATCAAATACGTTGGAAATGTTTCTTTTATTTAATTTCCTCACTTAGATGTGGGGATTTTATTTTAAGATTGTATTCCAATAGTGTTGGACTAAACAGATTGGAGTTGGTGTGATGATTTATTTGAAACGAAGAGAAATTCAATTATACAACTGGATTGCTAATCATAGTGTTGGTGGTGTGTTTAATATTGGAGATTATACACCTAAAAGGCTTGCCAAAGAATTGGATATAGGAGTATCTACACTTTACCTTAACTTAAATGGTCTTTGTGATAAAGGGTTTTTAGAGTGGGGGCTAAGGAGTGGGAAAATTAGAATTATAAAAACAAGCAGGTGATTTTTTGAAAAGAGACATTGACGACGTAAAAGGAGAGGGTTTATTTTATAATTATCCATGTATTCATTTACCAAAAAATTATTCATATTCACAAATGACAGAAGAGTGTTGGAACAAATTTATAGAACTTGGTGACGATGGTGTATTGACGCTATTTTGCAAAATTATAAAGACACTATCTAATAATGAAGAAATGCAAAGAGTTTTTGGAGAACCATCCTTATGTTATAGATTTAATTTTATAAAAGGGATTTCTTCTATTGTTACATATAGTAAGTTTGCAAAGTATTTTGATATAAATAGGACATTTTTATATAGAGCTTTAGCAAAACTAGAAAAGCATAAAATGATTAAGATAAAGGATAATTTTATTTTAATCAACCCAATGTTTAGAACATGGTCAGAGTTGTGTGCAAAAGAAGTCGCAGATGAGTTTGGTATTGTTGGGGAAGTTGCAGAAAACAACCATTGGAAGAATTTTGATAAGAAAAAGCCAGACTATAAAAAGCAGGAAGAAGAATACAAAAAGAAGCAAGAGAAAAAGAGGAATGAGAAAATAAATTATTCAAGGGCTTTTTAAGGCATTGACAAACAAGCCCTTTTATGTTATTATATAAATAAAACAGCAGGAGAAGAATAAGAAATGAAAATGAAATTTTTTGAAAAAGCAAAAGCGGCATCAGAGATGAGTGACTACAAAAGAATAAAAATTGGTGCAGTAATAGTGTATAAAAATAGAGTAGTAAGTGTAGGATGGAATACAACTAAGACAAATCCTTTGCAGAAATCATTAAATCATCTGAGGTTTAAGGCAGATGAATATTGTGCTTCACTACATGCAGAAATGATGGCGTTCTTAAGGCTACCTTATGGGCTTGACCATAGAAATTTATCTATATATGTGTATAGGGAGAACAGATTTGGAGAATTAAGAATGTCGAGACCTTGCCCAAGTTGCATGTCTAAAATAAAAGAGTTGGGCATAAATAACATCTATTACACAAGTACAGATGGTGGTTACTGTCATGAAAGGTTAGTATATGAGTAGAATGATAGGAGGGGATAGAGATAAATGAGTTTAGATCAGTATGTATATAGAGTAAATAAAAGCGCAGTAATTGATGAGTTTGGTTTTAAGGATGATCTCTATAAAGAAATAAACATAATGGTAATGGATTTTGGCAGTGTATGGGAATTGCAAAACTACATGAGCAACCTTTATGAAAGTAGGGGCGGTAAAGGAGAGTTTAATTGTAAATACATAAAGGTAGAAGAAGATGATATTAAAGACCTAGAAAGTGCAATTAAAGAAGGTATACTTAAAGTGGAGCATCCTTATGATATGGAGCTTATTGAATCCTTTATTGAAATAGCTAAGAAAGTATTCGAGGTTGGAGATTGTATATATTATTATTCATGGTGGTGATAAGATGAATCTATTAGTACATTGGGTTGGAGGAAAATCAAGAGTAGTTCCTAAACTAAAGGAACTAATGCCAGAGAAATATAATGACTATTATGAGCCATTCTTAGGAAGTGGAGCATTAGCATTTTCACTAACTGGAAAAAGATATTTGTCTGACCTAAATCATAGACTTATCACAATGTATAATGTAGTAAGAGATTACCCACAAGAAGTTGTTGACCTCATAAAAGTATTTGACAACACAGAAGAAGAATACTACAAGGTTAGGGATTTATTTAATACATCACATAACCCACTATCTGTTGCCGCCTATTTTATTTATCTTAACAAGAGGGGATTCAATGGGCTATATAGAGAAAACAGTAAGGGTAAATTCAATGTACCGTGGGGGAAGAATAAGAAAAATATAAACTATAACTCAATACTTGAAATGTCAAGACACTTAAAAGATGTAGACATTAAGTGTATGAGTTATGAGGAAATAACCCCAAAAGAAGGTGATTTTGTTTATATCGATCCACCTTATGTAGGAAATTTTAATGGGTATGTTAAGGAAACATTTGACCACCAAAAACTAAAAGAGTTTATAGATAAACTCACAAGTATGGGTGTTATGGTAATGTTTTCTAATAGTATTCATGCAGAAGAACTATATAAAGACTATAATATTCATTATGTAGAGGTTGGTAGGCAAGTTAATAGTGACAAGACAAAAAGAGGAAAAGTAAAAGAGATCATTGGGACAAATTATTAAGGAGAAATCAAAATGAAAGTATTAGTAGCGTGTGAAGAATCACAGAGAGTTTGCACAGCATTTAGGGATTTAGGACATGAAGCATATTCATGTGATATTGTTTTTACAAGTGGAGATCATCCAGAGTGGCATTTTCCAGGTGATGTAAGAGAGATTTTAGATTGGGGGTGGGATATGATTATTGCATTTCCACCAAGCACCTATACGTCAATAGGAAGTGCTTGTAGAATGTACCCAACTAAGGGCGTGTTGGATGAGAATAGGTTTCAGAAATCACAAGAAGCAAAGAAGTTTTTCATGGAGATTATGAACGCAGACTGCCCAAAGATTGCTATTGAAAATCCACGTCCATTAAAGGTGGTAGGGTTACCAAAAGAAACACAACAGATTCAACCTTGGCAATTTGGAGATCCATATAAAAAGCTCACATACTTGTGGTTAAAGAATCTACCACCACTTATTCCAACACATAATATGGAAGATGTTGCCGTGCCGTGGGTAAATGGAGGAAGTAAAAAATTAGATGGAACACCACGAGATAAATTAGGTGTTAAAAGCCCCTCCAGAGATAAAAGTATTACATTCTGGGGAATAGCAAGAGCTATGGCAACACAGTGGGGTAGTGTATGATTACAGTAAGATATGACAAATCAAAAAAACTGGCATGTATAAATTCAATATTTGTATCTTTCCCATATGATGAATTTATAGTAAATACCTTGAGGAGCTACCCAGATAGGGTGTATCATAATACTACTAAGGAGTGGGAACTTCCACAAGAAGCCTTAGAATACCTCAAGGGGAAAATAAAAGATAAATTCAAAATCATAGGAAAGCCACAAATAGAAGAAGAAAAAGAAATAAAAGAATATCCACTACCTAAAAAGCTAAAGACAAAGTTATATAAGTTTCAAGAGGAAGATTATCAGGTACTTATGAACCATGATAAATATTTACTTTTGAATGATACAGGCAGCGGGAAAAGTAGTTGCATGATTACAGTAGCTTTAGGTAGGGAAGAACTAGGAGAAATAGAACACTGTCTTGTAATAGTAGGTGTTAATGGGCTTAAATATAACTGGAAGAATGAGATAGAAACACATACAACATCAACAGTAAAGGTATTGGGAGAAACACATAAGAAAAATATTTCTACACAAGATAAGTTAGACAACTTAAATAATTTAGATACTTTCTTTGTAACAACTAACATAGAATCTTTACGGCAAAAAGAGCTACTGGAAAAGATGAAGAAATTAGTAAAAACAGGAAAGGTGATGGTAGTAGTTGACGAGATACACCGTAACTGTGTAAACCCAGCAAGTATGCAGGGGAAAGCATTATTACAGCTTGCCAAATACTGTAAATATTTTTATGGGCTTACAGGAACACCACTCGTAAACTCAGTATTAAATGCATATATACCACTTAAATGTGTTGGCAGAGAAACTACTAATTTTAGCCAGTACAAGAGCAGATATTGTGAGTTTGGGGGCTTTGGAAACTATTCTGTTGTAGGTTATAGAAACCTAGAAGAGCTACAAATGAAGATAGATATGGTATCTATTAGGCGAAGAAAGAAAGATATACTAGACCTACCCCCACAGGTATTTATAGATGAATATGTGGAATTGGGGGCAAAGCAAAGAAAGCTATATGAGGAAGTGAAGCAAAACGTATTAGATCATCTAAATCTTGAAGTAATGGTAATGAATCCACTGTCACAGTTAATAAGATTAAGACAAGTAACAGCTTTTACAAGTATTCTTTCAGATACCATAAATGAATCAGCTAAGTTTGTTCGGTTAAAAGAATTACTAGAAGAAACAGAAGATAAAGTAGTAATTTTTAGTAACTGGACACAAGTAACTGATAGACTCATTGAGAAGTTACAAGTATTTAATCCTGCACTTGTAACAGGGCAGGTGAAAAATAAAGATAGAGAAAATGAAATTCAAAAGTTTAAGAAGGATAACTCATGCAGAGTTGTTGTGGGTACGTCAAACTGCCTTGGTGTTGGGTATACACTAACAGAGGCATCTACAATGATATTTATGGATGAGATGTGGCACTATGCAGGAATGAAACAGTGTTATGATAGAATCCATAGAATAGGTACAAAAGATACTACAATGATTTATACTCTTATTGCCAAAAATACTATTGATGAATATATTCATTCAGTAGTAAAAAGAAAGAGGGCATTAGGGGATGCAATCATTGATAAGAAATATAACCTAGAGGATAAAAGAGTTTTAGAATATCTCATTACAGGAGATGATAAAATAATGGGGGAATTGGAAGATGAACATTAAAATTAGTGCATTTCTGGCTATATTGGTAGCCACAATACTATTTTTCTTGCAGACATATAATCTTGATATGAAAATGAGAGAAAATGCAGAGCTAAAAGATAAGATAGTTTCTAATGAGATTATAATCCAAGAACAGAAAGAAACTATTGACAAGCTCAATGAAATGCTGTATAATGAGAGCATAGCAGAAAAAGAAGCTATTGCAAATACTATTAAAGACATCAATTATGATTCCAATTATAGTGTTGAGGGCAGAATGGAAGTAGAGATTACACATTATACTCACACAGGAAGCTATACAGCAAGTGGTGTTTATCCACGAGCAAATCATACTGTTGCCTGTAACTTTCTACCTTTCGGCACAAAGGTTAGGATTGGGGATACCATCTTCACAGTAGAGGACAAAGGTGCCATGGTAGGAAATGTTATTGATGTTTTTGTAGATAGTGAAGCAGAAGCTATCCAAAAAGGAAGGTATGTCACAGAAGTTGAAATCTTAAAGGAGTGAGCAAAGTGGAACGTATTAAATCACCACCGTTAGTAACACCAATTATTCCTTGTTTTAGAAGTAAGCACAATAAGAGAGAAGATAACCCATATCATTTACATAAGGAGAAGAAGCATGACAAAAGTAGACGTTGATAAACTAGGAGAGCTTGATCTTGAAGCTAAGAAGATAAAGAAGGAACTTGACAAGGGCAAGGCACAACTTAAAGAAAGTGATGAGAAAGAGTTTGTAGGAAAAAAGTTCAAGGCAGTAATTAGTGAACGAACAACCACAAAACTAAACATTGATAAAGCACTTTCCATCATTAAAGATAATGACATGAAGTTTCTTATCAAAGAAACGGTGGATGAAGATAAACTAAATGATGTACTAATGACAGGAGAGGTTGACCCCACACTCTTTGCAGATTGTGTATCAAGTTCTACAACTAAGGCAGTAACTTTTAGGAAGGTTTAAGAAGGAGATTAAGATGAAGAAGGTATTTTGGTTTTCACGTCATAAAATGACAAACGAACAGCGGATGGCGCTTGAAAATAAATTTGGAGAACTTGATGTATTTCAAGTAAGTAAGTCTATCCAACACACAACTGAGGTAATTGATTATATTAATTGGGCAGACATTATTGCTATTGTAGCACCTATTGTACTTCAAGCAGAGTTTGTTAAACTTGCAGGAGATAAGCCTGTAATTATGGCAGTAAGTGAGCGGATTTTGAAAGAAGATGGAGAAGTAGAATTTAAGTTTGTAAAGTGGGAACGCCTTGTAAAAGTAGAATTTGTGAAGGAGGATTTTGCATGAAAGTAAAACAAGTAAATGTAGCATCAAGACGAAGTGTAAAGGTAGGAACTGAGTTCTTAACCTACGAGGTAGGAATGGTAGCTGACCTAGAAGATGGGGAAAATGAGATTGAATCAATTCAAGAGCTTTTTAAGACAGCAAATGACCAAGTGGACACACAAATCGAGATGTCAGTTAGAGAACTCCAGTAACTTGACAAGATAAAAAATTTATGATATAATAGCATAGCCATCTGAAAAGGTGGCTTTTGCTATCTTTGGAGTTAAATTACAAGAATGTTTGTATTTAGGAGGTGGACATTATAGGAATCTTTGGAGATTTCACAAAATCAGAAAAGAAGAAACAGCCAACTCTATTTGATATGGCAGTAGCAAGGTTCAAAGACCCATATCTTCTAGCTATGATAGAAAAATATCTTGATATGAGAAGGGAAAGACATGACCTTCCTGCAAGAACTTCTTTTGAAGCACAACTTAAACTACTTGAGGAATATGAACCACAAGATAGATTTAAACAAGTAGAACTTTCTATCTTAGGTGGGTATAGGAGCTTGTGTTATCCTAGAAAGACAAAGGTAGTAAAGATAGAGGACTATGTGAAGAAGAAAAAGGAGAAAGAAAAAATCAATTACACAAGGGGGTTTTAAGATTGACAGAAAATCAATTATCGGAAGCAGTTGCTATTCATTCGGCAATAGAAAAACTAAAGAGCTTAGTAGAAAATAAAGGCGAGCCAATGGGATTATCACTAGGTATGGGAACACCTATTACAATCTCACAAGAAAGTCCACTTTATGAATATTTTGTTGATGGGATAAAAGAAGAATTAGATAGGCTACAATCAGCCTTTGAAAGTCTATGAGGTGAAACATGACAGTAGTAAAAAGAGATGGACGAATTGTATCCTTTGATAGGCTAAAGATAGAGATTGCAATACTAAAGGCAATGGAAGCAGTTGGGGAAATTGAAGAAGCCACAGCAAAAGAAATAGCGGCAGAGATAGAAAATCATTACACAGAAAATTCACAGCTTCCAATAGAAATGATAGAAAAGAATGTGTTTGACCTTCTTTGTAAACATGGTAATCTAAAAACAGCCAGAGCATATGAAAGTTTTAGAAGTGTGAGAGAGTTTCAACGGAATACAAAAAATTCTATTGACAAAGAGTTAAAAGAGCTTATTTCAGATAAAAGTGAATACTGGAATGAGGAGAACTCAAATAAAAATGCCTTACTTGTAAGCACAAAGAGGGATTATATAGCTGGTATCGTAAGTAAAGATTTAGCAAATAGATACATTTTTTCAGCAGATGTTGTAGAAGCGCATGAGAATGGGATCGCGCATGTCCACGATTGCGATTATGGAATACAGCAATTACATAATTGCGAACTTGTTAATTTAGAAGATATGTTACAAAATGGAACAGTAATAAATGGTGTGGCAATAGAGAAACCTCATAAACTACTAACAGCAACTACAATAACCACTCAAATAATTACAGCAGTTACATCTTCTTCTTATGGGGGATGTAGTATTTGCCTAGCACATCTAGCCCCTTTTGTAAGAAGTAGTTATGAATCATATAAAAAGAAGTATAAAAATCGAGGGCATAAAGAAGAAGATGTTATTAAATTTGCAAAAGAAGATTTATCAAAAGAGATAACTGATAGTGTTCAAACATTCAACTATCAATTAAATAGTATGGTGAATGTCAATGGACAATCACCTTTTTTGTCTGTATATATGTATACAAATGAGGAAAAAGAGTATAAAAAGGAACTTGCTATGTTAATAGAGGAGTTCCTAAAGCAACGTATTAAAGGTATGAAGAATGAAAAAGGTCAGTATTATACTATTGCCTTTCCAAAACTTCTTTATGTATTAGATGAAGATAACATGACAGAAGATGCTCCATATTATTACCTAACAAAACTTGCTGTAAAATGCACAGCAAAGAGAATGGTTCCTGATTATATTTCTGCAAAAGTGATGAGGAAATATAAAGGTGGAGTGTGGTCATGTATGGGTAAGTGTAAATGCAGCCCATGTAAAATTTATGTGAACCGTGCCAACGGGTGTGTAGAAAAGGCTATGCTAACAGATAGGAGTTTTTAACATGAGTAAAAAACTTGAGTCTGTGCTAAGATTTAATAATGAATTTTTTATTGTACCTAATTTTGAAAAATATGCTGTCAGCAAAGACGGAAAACTTTATAATTTAGATAAGGAGAAGCTAGTAAGTACCTATATAGGTATTGATAACTATGAACATTGTGTGTTATATATGCGTGGAAAGAAATATAGAAAACGTGTTCATAGACTTATGGGCAAGGTGTTTTTAGGAAATCCACAAGTTGTAAATCATAAGGATGGGAATAAGAGTAATAATAACTTATCAAATCTTGAGAGAAGTACACACAGGGATAATATAAAACATGCTTATGATACAGGGGCTTATTATAATAAATATAAAGTTTCAGTTGTGGTTATAAATAAAATCACAGGAGAAGAAACAATGTGTAAATCTATGCGAGAAGCAGAAAGATTTACAGGTGTTGATAGGCACAGGATTAAGACATTCCTCAAAGGTACAAGGAATAACTTAACTAATTGGGAATTTCATTATTAAGTAAAGTTCATCGACTATTTTCAAGGGGATAACTTGGAGCAGGGAGATTGACCCTGTTGTACGCCATGAGATAGGCACATGGTGGAAGCGCATGAAACAGCTGTTAAGCTGTATGATATAGTCAGTGCTAATGGTGACATTAGATAAAACGTGCAGAAGTTTCTTAACAAAGGACAGAACAGAAACCAATTTAGCAAATGCAGGTAATTGGAAGAAGGGTGAAAAGTATTGGGGCAGGTTTAATTGTGGTGTGGTAACATTAAACCTTGTAGACGTAGCCCTATCATCAAAGGGGGATTTTAATACCTTTTGGAATCTTCTTGATAAGAGGGCAGAACTTTGTCATAAAGCACATAAGCAAAGAATTGGCAGACTTATGGGAACAGTATCAGATGTAGCACCTATTCTTTGGCAACATGGAGCACTTGCAAGACTTAAAAGTGGAGAAACCATTGATAACCTTATCAAGAATGGTTATGCTACAGCAAGTCTTGGCTATGCAGGACTTTATGAGTGTGTTAAGTATATGACAGGGGTATCACATACAGATGAAAGGGGTAAGAAGTTTGCAAAAGAAGTAATGCAGAGATTAAATGATAAGTGTAATCAATGGAAGAAAGAGGAGAATATAGATTACTCTGTTTATGGTTCACCTATTGAAAGCACTACATATAAGTTTGCAAAATGCTTACAGAAAAGATTTGGGAAGATAAAGGACATCACAGACCACAACTATATTACAAATTCATATCATGTAAATGTGAGGGAAGAAATTGACCCATTTACAAAATTAGAGCTTGAGGGAGAATTCCAAGAACTCAGTCCGGGCGGTTGCATCAGCTATAGCGAAAGTGCAAACATGGAGAATAATTTAGATGCACTTATGGAAGTAGTTAAATGTATTTATGATAATACAATCTATGCTGAAATAAATACTAAATCTGATTATTGCCATGAGTGTTTATATGAGGGTGAGATTAAGATTGTAGACAAAGATGGCAGACTTGGTTGGAATTGTCCTAATTGTGGAAATACAGATGCCTCAAAGATGAACCTAGCGCGGAGGGTTTGCGGATACCTTAGTACAAACACTTTCAATCAAGGACGCACACAGGAAATAAAAGAGAGGTATGTTCATTTAGATAATCACGAGGAGTAAAATGAAATATGCACAACTAAGAAAACTAGACATAAGTAATGGAGAAGGTATTGGGGTAGCCCTGTTTGTGCAGGGCTGTCACTTCCATTGTAAAAATTGCTTTAATCCACAAACATGGGATTTTAGTGGTGGGCAGGAATTTACAAAAGAGGTAGAAGAAAGACTATTTTCCTATCTTGATAATAAACATGTAGCAAGATTTACACTTTTAGGTGGCGAACCACTAGCACCAGAAAATAGAGATTCTTGCACAAGATTACTAAAGAAAATTCGGGAAAAGACAAATAAGAAAATATGGCTATATACAGGATATACATATGAAGAAGTAAAAGACCTAGAAATTCTAAAATATGTAGATGTATTAGTAGATGGAAGATATGTTGATGAATTAAGAGATTTGAATTTAGAGTTCAGAGGAAGTTCTAATCAAAGATTAATCAAATTGGGGCTTGACAAATAGAAGCTCATCTGCTATAATGGGCATAGAAGTTAAATGATAATACTAAGGAAGGATGATGTAAATGCTAAAAGTTGATTACCATGTTCTTGTTGGTGAGCTTGAAAAGGCTTATGAAAATGAGATGTTTAGAGACATGCATTGTGGAGGTTATTACTTGCAGCCAATGAATTTAAGGAGAGCAGGATACATGATTATTCATTCAAAGAAGAATGAAATCAAAGATGTATTCTACTGCCATGACTTTGATATTGAAAGTGTAACACTTTACATGCAAGGTGTTGAAACAATGAATCATTACATGGGATTTGATGCGGAAGATGTAGTAGTAATTCCAATTAGAACAGACGGAATTTGCTTCTTCATTCTTCCAGAAGTTGTTGGGGAGTTGGTGATTACTTGAAGTTAGTAAAGCCAGAGGTAAAACTACTAACAAAAACTAGCTATGAGGGGATGGTGAAAACCATCTCCCATGCGGCTAGGAATTGTTACCAAAGTAAACAAGGAAATCTTGAGCAAGAGGAAAGGTTCTTGAAAGGGCTTATCAAGCTAGGACATGATAGTGTACTAGAACACCAATATATTGGTGTAGAACTAATACTAAGTCGCAGCGATTTGGCTCAACTCACGAGACATAGAATTGGCATCGCGTTTAGTGTCGCAAGTCAACGCTATTGTGATTATTCAACAGAAAGATTTAACCATGAGGTTCCAATCATTAAGCCGAATGGACTCGATGAAAAGAATTACATGACATGGTATAAATCAGTTTGGGAATCAGAACAAGCATACATGGATTTAGTAGAAAACGGACTAAAGCCAGAGGTAGCAAGGTCAGTGCTTCCACAATGCACAGCTACAACAGTAGTTATGACAGCAAACATAAGAGAGTGGAGACATATTTTCAAGATGCGGGCATTAAATGCACATGCACAAAGTGATATTCGTGAACTGATGTGCAAAACATTAAAGCTCTTTCATGAAAATTATCCATGTTTCTTTGAAGATTTGTATATGATAATTTGAAAGGAGGAATGCAAATGCGAAAGCTAAAGATAGATAAAGACTTTAAGGAAGTAGGAAATCCAAAGCGTAGTACAGTAGGAAGCGCAGGGTATGACATAAAGGCTATTGAGAATAAAGTTATTCCTGCAAAGTCTTATGGGGTAAAGGTAAACACAGCAGTATTTTCAGAGATGAATACAGGAGAAGTATTATTAGTATTTATCAGAAGTAGTATGGCAATTAAGAACAACCTACGTTTAGCAAACTCCGTGGCAGTTGTGGATTCAGATTTTAGAAATCAATTAGTGCTCTCTTTTGATAATGTAGGAGATGAGGATTACAAAATCAAAAAAGGTGACCGCATCGCACAGGGAGTATTCATGAATTATCTTACAACAGATGATGATAATGCAGAAGGTATCCGCAAAGGTGGAGTAGGGAGCACGGGAAAATGACACTAAAAGAAATGCTACATGTAAAAACAGATTCAGAGTTTAAACAGAAGCAAATTGTAATGCGCTTTCTTCAAATGTATAATGTTCAAGACCTTATCTTTTTGGACAAGAAATACGACATAGAATACAAAGTAAAATTTATTGGAATGGGATATGTATATCTTGAACCAACATATTATGAAGGTGAGAAAGAAGCTGTCCAATTTAGGGTTCCTATGGAAGATTTACTTGATTATGAGGTAATAAAATGAAAACACTAAATGTAAAGTTAATTCTTGATATTGACATTGATGTTGAGGATGAGGTAGATGCAGGAACTATTTATGAAATTGAAAATGTTATTGAGGATGAGCTAAATAAATTTGAAAATATTTCATTGAACAACATTGAAGTTGAAGATTTTGTAGAAGTATAAAGAAAGGAATGGCGTGGTGTTAGAAAAATAATGCTTGACACTACGCCATTTTTATGTTATGATATTAAACAAAGGAAGGAGATGAAGAATTGGATTGTCTATTAAGCAAAGCATGTAATAGATACAATACAGATAAATGCACTGAAAGTTGTTTCATCAAGAAAGAATTTTATTTCTTGATGGAGTCCGCAAATATACCACAGGCTTATTATGAATCCAAACTTTTATATCCTTCGGATGAAGATTATAAAACTTTTGAAACACTTGCGGATATAAAGGATGATATAGTAAATTTTGTGAAAGGTGGAAGATTCTTACTTATATATGGAGATGCAGGAAATAGCAAGACCAGTTGGGTAATCAATATGATGAAGTCATATTTTGCACAGAAATGCATAGGGAATAGATTTACACCACTAGGTTACTTTGCGTACATTCCAACATTCACATTAAAGAGTAAGGACTTTGAGAATAGGGATGAACAACAACAGTTACTTGAAGATGTGGCAACAAGAAAGCTGGTGGTGTTGGATGATATAGCTGTATCAGAAAATAGTAGTTATGACAACAGTATCATGAATCACATAGTGAATGAAAGATACAGCAGAGGACTAGCAACACTTTTCACATCAAACATTCCACCAGATAGACTTAGGCGATACATGGATGATAGAATTTCTGACAGAATTTGTTCAGATATAGCACTAGAAATCACGGGGAATAGCCGTAGGGAATATACCACAACATATGAAAGGAGAAATACATGAGTGTAGCAGAATTACAACTTCTAAATAAAGTATTGCAAGATAAAAGTTATTCTGTTATACTTGATAATAATATAACAGAAGAATACTTCACAGTTGGCAAGGAAGAATTTAACTATCTAAAGAAGTTTTATGAAGAATATGATGGAGTACCAGATACACAAGACTTTATAAATAACTTTCCAAAATGGGAACTATTTAAGGTAGAGCAGTCAACAAGAAGTATAGTAGACACACTTAAAGAAGCAACTATCTTTAGGCGGGCGGTAAAGCTAATAAATGATTCTACTAAACTTTTTGAAGCAGACGCCAATAAAGGAGCTAAGTTTCTTCTTGAGCACATAAATGAGCTTCAACTTGCAGATTCTTTTGATTGTGATGATATTGTTCATAGTATGTCTGCATATAATCAGTGGAAAGAGATGAAGGAAAACCCAGAAGCCTTTACAATTCCATTTCCATTAAAAGAAGTTGCAGAAGATATTGGAGGGTATAGAAGGGGTGAAGAATTGTTCCTTTGGCTGTCAAGAAGTAATAGGGGCAAGTCATGGTTCTTAGCCCTGACAGCAGATGTAGCAAGTAAAGCAGGATTTAGAGTTGGAATCATTTCCCCAGAAATGCTTGCAAGCACATTTGCAACTCGTATTCAAACAGTTAGGTCAAACATCTCAAACACAGGAATCAATAGAGGTTATGCTGTCAATGGATATGAAGAATTTGTAAAGAAGTGGGACAAATCAGATGAACATATCTTTGTAGCAGATACAACACATTTCAAAGAAGGGATTTCTGTTCAAGACTGTGAGAAATTCATTAAGAGTAAGAAATTAGACATGTTGCTTATTGATGGTGTTTCGTATATAAAGCCAGGCATTAAGGCAAGACTTTCAACAACAGAGGTTTTAGGAAAGACCTGTGAAGGGCTTTTAGCACTATCAAGCAAGTATAAAATTCCTGTTGTAGGTGTAGTACAGGCAAGGCGTAAAACAACAGCAGGAGAAGATGCAGAAGATATTGATGAACAGTCAGCTTTTAATAGCTACATGTTAACACAAATTTGCACAAGAATGATGAGTATATCAAAAGTAGCAGATGGATTAAAGCTAAAGATTGTTAAAAATCGTTATGGAATAGTTGACAAAGAATGGGTGTATACACCAGACTTTGATAGGGGTATCCTTACCTATGTTCCAGACAAAGAAGATATAGAAGATGATGAAGAGCTTCAAGAAACAGCAAAATCCTTGAAGTTAAGTTTCTAAAGGAGGTAATATCATGATTGACAAGATGTTTCGAGCACTATTAGGATTTGCAGTCTTTACAACAATTATAACAATGATTTCATTTGTTGTATCCTTGCCATATGTAATTGGAGGAGGAATCCTGCTATTTATTGCAAGTATTTTGTTTTAAGGAGGAAGAAAAATGGAGTTTAAGGGTTATCAACATGTAGAGAGACTAGGAAAACCTGAGACAGAAGGAATTCTTAATGGACATGTTACTATTCAACCTAAATTAGATGGCACAAATATGTTTATAGCCTATGATAGGGAAAATGATAAACTTATTGTGGGTTCAAGGCGGCGGTTTATCACACCAGAAGATGATAATCATGGTGTGGCAAGATATGTGGAAGATAATAAAGAGAAGTACCTAAAGTTTTTTAAGATAAATCCAGACCTAACCTTGTGGGGAGAGTTTTTAGTTAAGGGAACTGTTAAGAACTATCTTGATGATGCTTGGCGTAAGTTTTATGTGTTTGATGTAACAGAAGGTGGTAAGTATATTCCTTATAGGGTATATGAGTCTGTTCTTAAACATTATGGAATTGAGTATGTTCCAATTATGGCAGAATTTTTTAACCCAACAGAAGATGAGGTCAAGGCTTATGCACTTAAAGCAACCTTTCTTTGTAAAGAGGGTACAACAGGAGAAGGTTGTATTATTAAGAATTATTCTTTTGTCAATAAGTTTGGTCGAGTGCAGTGGGCAAAGGTAGTAAACGAGTCTTTCAAAAGTAAAAAACATACAAAGAAAGCCAATAGGCAAGATGTGACAGTTGGCATTGAGTATGACATTGTAGAGAAATTCATTACGGATGAGTACATCAAGAAGGAGTTTAATAAAATGGAGAATTATCAAAGCAGTGATTTTGGTAAGTTCCTAGGAACATTCTTCTATACATTCCTTTGCGAGGAAATTGCAGATATTGTAGTGAAGAACAAGACACCAACTATTGACTTTAGGCTTCTTAGAAGTTTAATAATTGAGAGGGTAAAAGAAGTGATTCTATGATTGAAGTAGGTGGAACATTCCTTCTTGCAGAAGTAAAAGACATTCTGTATAGATTAAGAAGAGAAACAGGGTTTCTTAAAGACATAAATCTAGCGGGAAGAAAAGCCTTGATAACATGTCCTAGCCATAAAGGTGGGCAAGAGAATAAACCCTCTTGCCTAATAAACCTTTATGATAATAGTGACTATAAAGCAGGAGATAGTTATTGCTTTACATGTCATACTTTTCATTCCTTGCCAAAACTTGTAGGAACTTGCTTCAATATAGATGAAGTGTCAGGGGCTAAGTGGCTCATAGAAAACTTTGCGGGGGGAGAAATAGAAAATAGAAGTAATTTGTTTTCTGTACCTTCAAGAGTAAAACCAATAGAAACAACACACAAAGAAAACCTAGAGGATTTTAAGTATATTCATCCATACATGTATAAAAGACATTTAACGGATGAAATTATAAAGAGATATAACATAGGCTATGACAAAAATACAGATAGTATTACCTTCCCAATAAGGGATGAAAAAGGAGATTTACTATTTGTAGTAAGGCGTAATGTAAAACATAAACATTTTCATATACCAGATGATGTAGAAAAGCCTTTATGTTATCTTTATGAGACTAGAAAATCCCATCCAGACACAAGAGAGATTTATGTGGTAGAGTCTCTATTCAATGCATTAACTTTAGCAAGGTGGTGTAAACCAGTAGTAGCATTATTAGGAACAGGTACTTCACATCAGTTAGAGGAATTAAAGAAACTTCCATATAGGAAAATCATCATAGCACTTGATAATGATGCTGCAGGAGATGTTGGGGCAAAGAAAATAAAATACGCACTAAGAGATAGACTTATAGAAAGATTAGTGCTTAAAGATAAATCTAAAGATATAAATGATTATGGGGGTGAATCATGGCTAACCTTTCAAGATTATTTAGAAAAACCATTGTGTTAATAGCACTTTCTCTATACCTTCTTGCACCAATAGCAAGTGCAAAAGCTATAATGAGTGAGTATTACTACAAAGGTGAGTGGATAGAATATTATATCTTTGATGTAGGAGGACTTCACGGACAGTATAGGTATTACAAGCAAAAAGAATTTAAGGCAGAGATAAAATATGAATTTGAAAATGAGTGGCGAGAAGTAACTACACAAAGAGAAAAAGATTTATATTATATCATAAAGGAGGAAGCAAAGAAATGATTGAGTGTTTTAAGTCATTAAAATTTATACAGAAAATATTTTTCATTTTATTTGTTCCAATCATTCTGCCAATTTTTCTATTTTGTTATTTAATGGATAACTTTATAGATACCTGTAGGGTGGTTGATAAGATGATAATGTTGGCACTTGACAATGGGGGTAAAAAATGATCGATTTATTTAGGCAGTTAAGATTCACACAAAAGATTTTCTTCGTTTTATTCTTACCTCTTATATTAGTGGTATATGTACTTGTATTCATAGTAAAAGAATTTATGGATGCTAATGAAACATTTGAGGAGATGTTAAAAATATTGTTGGAGGGGTTAATCAATGATTGAATACATTAAAGGACTAACAAAGAAGCAACGGGTAAAGTATGTTATGTGTATGCCATTACTTTTCATTACATGGTTAATTGGAAAGATTGGCAAGGAGACATTTGACCTTATGCGTTGGATTTGTTTTGATATTTATTACTTTATTGAAAAATAATCAAAATAAAGGCTTGACAAGCTAAAGCATATATGATATAATATGACCATATTATGAAAGGAGAGATGAAAAAATGTGGATTCCAGAATTTACAATGCAAGAAATTCTTAATGTCCTTGAGGACAAGGCAGGTTGGGTACATGAATGCCCTTAAAGACCACTTAAACAACCTGCAAGAAGAGAAGGAACGGGTGGATAAGGAAACTACAGATGATTATACATCTCTTGAAATTTATGTAGATGAAATTAGGGGTGATTTTGAAGATGTAGTATGCCAACTTAATGAAATAAGTAGAAAACCAAGAATACAAAGAAAAGAAGTAGAAAAATTAGAAAAATATGCAGACAAGGTATTGAGAAATTACTAAAGGAGAATGATAAAATGGCACGAAAGAGTTTTACACAAGCACAAACAGATTTAACAAATATGCAAAGCGGAGATTATGTAAACGAATTTTATCTAAAGAGGGACAAGGAAACTAACTTCATTAAGCTACTTACAACAAAGATTGATGATATGGAGATTCATAGTATTCATCAAGTAGCACTAACTTCACCCCGTACGGGTAAAACATATTACAATAAGGTAGATTGCCTGGGGGATGGATGTCCACTGTGCAAGGAAGCACTAAAAAATACAAAGGCAGTATCAAAGGCTCGGGATATGGTATTTATCCCAATTATCCAGCTTTATAATGAGCAGGGAGAATTTGAGCCTAGCTACAGGATTTTCTCACGTTCAGTGCGGTGGATGGCAGAGAATCTGGTAGGTTTTGAAGCACGATATGGACTTGAAGGTATAATTGAGTGTGAACGTGTTGGTCAGAGACTCAAGACAACCTATAACCTGTATGATGCACGCAAAGGAAAGAATGGGGAGGAGCTTCCTAAACTTCCCGACATTGACCAACTAAAGGAAGATTTTGAGGTCAAGGACGAAGATATTTGTGGGCGCAATACATCACTGGTAAAGACATGGGACTATGACATGTGTGACCTCTATATTGAAACAGGCTCACCATATTTACCAAAGGAAGATGAAAAGGCAGAGGAAGTAACACCCCGCCGTAGAAGTTTTTAATAAATAGGAATCAGCAGAAGGGGTGAAGATAGGGGAAGAAAATAAAACTTCCCCTATCTTTATTCATAAAAGGAGGATTAAATGGGAACATTATTTAACCTACCAGAAAGAAAAGAAAAAGATATATTCTCACTTATAAAAAAGTCGCAGGAATATGTAAAGCCAAAAATTTCTATCAGAGGAACTTCTTTAGAAGATAGGTTGGAATTAATAAAGTCAAATATAAAAACACATGGTGGCTTATTGTTGAACACATTTGAAAAATCTATGAACTATCTAGACGAATTGAGTTTGTGTGAGTACATAGGAGTTGATTCTGAGAGTTGTGGGCTATCCTTCAAAGAACGTAGACAGGTGGTGGGGCTGTGCTTATGTGGTGATAATACAAACCATGTTTATATTCCAACTGGGCATATAAATAATATTACAGAAGAATTTGATGAAAATCAACTATCAAAAGAAGAATTTCGGAAGGTGTTAGATAGGTTATATGAATTTAAGAAACCCAAATTTGTATGGCATAACTATTACTATGATGCAGTATCATTAGAAGCCATGTTTGGTAAATACCTTCCTTGCGATATTGATACATATATTATTTCCTGTTATTTAGATGAAAACGAGAGCCACAATCTAAAGGATTTATACACTAAGTATGTATTAAATCAAGAAGGTGAAGTAGATAAGTTTGGAGAGCTTTTTGATGGGATACCATTTTGTTATATTCCGCAAGAGGTTGGGGCTAATTATGCTAGTTTTGATGCTAAAATGACATTGGACTTGTGGAATTTCTTTAAGCCTTATGTAACAGTTGGCACAAAAGAATGCATAGAATATAAACTAGAAAAGATTTCAAAACTTATATTTGAACTAGAATTACCACTACTTCCACACCTAGCCAAAATGAATGTTAGGGGGGTTGAGTTTGATTTCAAAAGAGCAAAAGAGCTTCATGATAAATATACAAAGCTAAGAGATGAAGCAAAAGAGAAGTTAGATTCTCTTATTGATGACCCCATCAACTTTAATTCTCCAAAGCAGGTAGCAGAACTTCTTTATGACAAAATGAAGTTAAAAGATTTAAGCAGGGAGAGAAAGACAGGAGCAGAATTTCTCGAAAAGATGGATAATCCAGTACCAAAAGCCATTGTAGAAGTAAAGACTTATGATAAACTATTAGGAAGTTTTATAGATAAACTAACAGAAGTTGCACAGGAAGATGGTAGAATACATGGTAACTTTAATAGTGTAGGAACTAAAACAAAACGCTTTAGCAGTTCAGAACCTAACAACCAGCAGCTTCCAAGTAAGTTTAATGATGTTCGTAATGTGTTTAAGGCAAGAGATGGGTATAAGCTAATGGGATTAGATTTCAGCAAGCAGGAGATTGTTATAGCAGCTGAAACATCAGACGATGATAACCTTAGAGATGCTTTCCATAAAAACCTAGATGTATATTCACACATGGCTAGCCTAGCATTCAAGGTGCCTTATGAAGAATGTCTTGAATTTTATCCTGATGGCACTACAAATAAAGAAGGTAAGAAAAGAAGAAGTCAGGCAAAAGCGGTGATATTGGGGATCAATTATGGGAAGGGTACAAAAGCAACGGCGGAAGATTTAGGCATTACTTATGAAGAAGCACAAAATCTTATTGATGATATTCATAAGGCATTTCCAAAATTGGGTGCTGAAATAGAATATACAGAAGAGTGTGTTAAGAAGTTTGGATGTGTAGAGTCCATAAGCGGTGTAAGAAGAAGATTGCCAGATGCTCAGTTGCCTGAATATGAATTTCCTACTAAAGATAAATATGAGATTGCCAAATTAAAAAATGGGCTAAAGAGGTGTAGATCATTTAATGAAAAACTTGGTTATCTCAGAGCCAATAACATAAAAAACAATAATGGATTCATAGCAAAGGCTATTAGACAGGCTTTCAATGCTAGAGTACAAGGGGAGGCGGCTATTCAATGTAAAAAGGCACTCCTTGCCATGTTTAGAAGTGAAAGGTTTAAGGAATTGGGTGTAAATGTAGTAATTACAGTGCACGACGAACAGATTATTGAGTTTCCTATTGAGCATGAAGAAGAAGTAAGGAAACTTTCAATAAAGTATATGCAAGAAAGTTCACCACATTTTAAGTTAAAGATGGGTGTAGATGTTAAGGTTATGAAAAATTGGGAGTGATAAATTGCTAGAATTAAAACAAGGAGACTTCTTTGAAAAAATCAAGGAGGTTCCTGATAATAGTATAGATTGTATTATCACAGACCCCCCCTATGCCATGACTAAAAATAAATGGGATAAACCATTAAATTGGGGGGATGTGTGGAAAGAGTTTAATAGAGTAGTAAAACAAAATGGAATATTTGTAATTTGTTCTATGCCGCCATTTTATGTAGATGTTATTTCTGCAAATAGGAAGAATTTCAAATATGAGTGGATATACCATAAAACAAAAGCAACAAACTTCCTAAATGCTAAAATACAACCTATGAGAATACATGAAAACATTCTAATCTTTTACAGGCAGAAAGGTACCTATAACCCACAAAAGACAGAGGGGAAGCCTTATGTAAGTAAATTTAGCAGAAAAGAATTTTCAAGTAATTATGATCCATTTCCTAAGAATGACATTGTAAATGAAACAGGGGAAAGAAATCCTGTTGATGTTATTAAATTCAATAATGGAAATGTCAATGAGATGGGACTTCATCCTACACAAAAACCAGTAGAACTTCTAAAGTATTTAGTAAATACATACACCAATGAGGGTGATATTGTACTTGACCCATTTATGGGAAGCGGAACAACAGGAATTGCTTGTAAATCTCTAAAAAGGAATTTTATAGGTATAGAAAAGAATAAAGAGTATTTTAGCACTGCAAAGGAGAGAATACAATGTTCATTAAGCAAGATAAGCTAAGACCTATAACAAATGTAGCATGTGTAAGTTCTAAAATGAATGAGTTATATGTAGAATATACGGATAAAGAAACTTTTGTAAAAGAGATTTTTTATCACAATCTTCTACCCTTCCAAAAATCTCTTGTTAATCTCGACGATTTTAAGAAGTTTTATAAAAATGGCTCGAAGATTGAAGTGCGGGATGGTGTTATGAAAATAGAGTACATAGCCAACACTTATGAACTTCCTATTATTCCCTATGTAGAACTTCCTAAACTTGATCCAATCTTTAATGAAGATGGGATTAGTATTAGTAAATCACTTGCAAGTGCCTATAAAAGACATAAGGGGTTTATCTATGAAGATTTAGAGGTTGCATATGTAAAAGATGGATATATTTTCACAACTGATTTAGATGTTGTTTGTGCAACTCATAGTGAAAATCTTCCAGAAGGGTTTTATGAAATTAGGTTACTAGAACTACTTTCAGAAGTTGGAGAAACAACACTTTACCCATCAGAATTACAATACACAATTTTTGACGGAAATTCACCACTTATTCGACTAAAACGTGATAATCTGGTGAAATTCTTCAATATTTTTCCAAAAGTAGGAATGCTTAACCTATTGACAAAGCACTTTGATTGTGCTATAATGATAAAGGCAACAGAGTTAAAGAAGAAGTTGAGGTTGTTTGATTGTGAAGAAATCACTATTAGTAATTCACTTGATAGTGATACAATTCATGAGTTTCTTGGCGGTTTAGGTGCTCCAAAGATTGTGGTTGACTTTAAGTCTCTTAAATCTGTTGCAAGTAGGCTTAGTGGTGATGTTACAATTCATTTTGGTGACAACATGATTAAGCTAGAGGATAATAAAGGATTTTATGTTATTGGAGGGGTTCAAAAATGATGTTGGCAAAAGTAAAATTTGGGATTATGAAGATGAGTGACTTTGAAAAGCTCTGTGAAGTTTATTCAGTTTTTGACAATGAGGAGCTTTTTGATGTTGGTAGTTTTGCGGGCATGCTTGTAACTATCGACCCCATTCATGGTGTTTATGAGGATTCACGGGTTAAAACAAAGAACCCAAATAAGATTCAGGTAGAGTTTGAAATGGATTATGTTAGCCTTAACAATAGGCACACATACCTACTTGACCTTGAGGAGATTTATGACGTTGGTTTTGATAGTGGGCTTGAAATTGTAAAATTTGTAAATATTGAAGATGGTGAAGTCCTTGAGTAGGAAATCTCTGATAAGTATGATTCAGGCAGGGAAGGAAGATATTCCTTCTTCCTTTCTTGCTAGTCTTACTAAAGCCATTGAAACACAAGAACAAAGAGAACCTAGTAAAACTTTCAAGCCATCTTCTCTTTCTTGTATTCGCCGAGCAGTGTTTGAAGTTTTAGGATGTCCAAAGACAGAAGATCCTCAATCTGAAATAAGCCACGGCATAACCTCCGCTGGTACCTTTGTCCATGAGTATATTCAAGCTAATTGCTTAAAGATGCTGGGTTTTGAATATATAAATGTGGGGGAATATGTTAGAAAACATGAACTTCCATTAGAGGTGAGAAAAGAGCAAGATATAGAATCAGGTCAGTACGAAACAAAGCTCTATTCACCTGAGTACAATATCTCTGCGATGGTAGATGGTGTAATCAAAAGAAAGGATAAATATTTTATCTTAGAAATAAAGAGTTGTGGAAACCAGAAGATGTTTCGCCTAAAAGAGATACCAGAAGAGTATAAACAACAAGCAATTTCGTATTCACAATTACTACAGATTCCAGAAGTATTGTTTCTCTTTGTAAACCGTGACCTTTTTCAAAAGAAAGCATTTATGTATTCACCTACAAGAGAAGAAATAAGGGCTTGGCAGGATAAATTAGCTTATGGGCTAGAATGTGTAAAAGAAAAGAAAATTCCAGAAAAGCCCAAAGAAGCTAGTAATAAGTTTTGTCAATACTGCCAATATAAGGAGGTGTGTAATGAACAAAGGTAAAGAATTTGAAAAGTTGTTCAAAACACAACTAGAAGAAGAAGGTATTTTTATACAGCGCATCCCAGATATTATGGACTTTAGGTCAATAAATAATAAAGAAAGGGGTGTATTTAATGAGTGAGAGTATAAAATTGAATGGTTATTGCAAAGATTTAACAAATAAAAGATTCACAAGATTAGTTGCAATTAAACCCATTGGAAAAAGTAAACATGGGAGGGTTATATGGGAATGTAAATGTGACTGTGGTAAAACAGTTAAAGTTGAATCCATAGGATTATTGAGTGGAAATACAAAATCTTGTGGGTGCTATATGAGAGAGAATACATCAAAGAGAAACACAAAAGACATAACTGGAAAGAGATTTGGTAGGTTGACAGCTATTAGAGTAGTTGGTAAAAAGCCAAATGGTGGTTGCTATTTATGGTATTGTGAGTGCGATTGTGGTGGGAATAAGGTTGTAGATGTTGGAAAATTACAAAATGGTGACACCAAATCATGTGGTTGCCTTGTTAAAGAAGGAACATTAGGGATAAATAAAAAACATGGATGGAGTGGAACAGTATTCTATCAAAGATATGTTTCAGCACATAATAGATGTAATAATACTAAAGATATGGGTTTCAGTAACTATGGTGGTAGAGGTATAAAATTTGAGTGGGAATCTTTTGAGGCTTTCAAAGAAGATATGTATGAAAGCTATCAAAAACACGTAGAAGAGTTTGGGGAGCATGAAACCACCCTTGACAGAATTGATGTAAACGGAAATTACTCAAAAGAAAATTGTAGATGGGCAACAAGAAAAGAACAGGCTAATAATAAGCGAAACAACCACTTTATTAAATTAAATGGTAGAGAGCTTACAGTAATGGAAGCCAGTGAGATTACAGGCATTAAATACAGGACAATTTTATCAAGGTTGGGAGCAGGAAAAGATATTTATGGTAAAGGGCAAACAGTTTGAGAAAATATTATCCCAACAGATAAGTGAGCAAGGTATCTTTATACAAAGAATATTTGACTACGTTGACCTTAGAGGGTTAACCATGATGTGTGACTTCTATGCATATAAATATCCATATCTATATTTACTAGAAATGAAAACAACCGCTGGTGCTTCACTTCCCTTCGCAAACATTTCAGAAACACAATGGAGTGGATTACTTGAAGCTAGTAAATATGATGGCATACTCTGTGGATTTCCTATCTGGTGGTATGATAAGGATACAACAAAATTCATATCAATACAAGAAATGGAAGAAATAAAAAAGACAGGTGTAAAATCTGTTAGATATGACACACCATATGGAATAACAATAGATGGCACTAAGAGGAGGGTATATTGGGATTATGAGATTAGTAAATTCTTCACTGATGCAGAAAATAGATATGGACTCAAAAACAATAGAAACAATAGTAAAGCAAATTGTAGATAAAGAAGTTGGATTTATAGATGAATATATAAATAACATAAAACAGGCTCTTGATGAAGAAGATTTAAGTATTGAGGAACTCAATCGCATTTTAATCAGGTTATGTATCTTTTCTTTCCACATCGCTGAGAGGCAGGAACTTATAGGAGTAAGAAGTGATATTGCAGAAATGCTTCATAAAGAAGTATACAACAACAATTTCCTTGATTCAGTAGGAACAATAGCAAAGAAACAATCCCTTGCGGAAGAAATGGCAAAAGAAGAAGCTGTTGTATCTATTGTATATAACAAAGCATATAAAATCTTGAAAAATCGTAGGGACAGCATTGACCGTTTTGCAGATGCAGTAAAGAAAGTTATCCAGTCAAAGATAGTTGAATTGGGGAGGTCATAAATGAGTAAACTAGATGAAATTATTTCAAAAATAAACAAAGAAAACAAGGAAGAACTTATTGGGAAAAGTAATATTAAAACAAAAGAGTTTAAGCGTATTCCACTAACAACCCCCGCACTTTCTTATATTTTTAGGGGTGGGCTTCCTAATACAATTATTCAACTATTAGGAGAACCATCTTCCGGAAAATCCACTTTGTGTTACTCGATAACTGGTCAAGCACAAAAACTTTTTAAGAAAGAGTGGGAAGATGAGGTTGCAGAATTAAAAGCAATAGAAAAACCAAACAAAGAACAACAGCTAAAATTATCTAAACTTGAAGAACGTGGGCATAAGAAATGTCTTTATGTAGATGTAGAGTATACATCAGAAGATTCATGGATGGTAAAGAATGGTGTTGATCTTGATGATTTAGTATTCTTAGCACCTACATCACAAAGTGCAGAGGAAATCTTTCAAATGATTCTTGATATTATGGAAAGTGATGGAATAGGTCTTGTAGTATTAGACTCAATCCCCGCCTTAACAAGTCAACAGGCTATGGATAAATCCCTAACCGAGAAAACATACTGCGGGATAAGTGGAAGCCTTACTACTTTTTGCTCAAAACTTTTAACATATTGCAAGAAATATGATTGTGGGTTTATTTTCTGTAATCAGCCAAGAATTGATGTTAGTGGATACCATAGAATCATGTATAATGGTGGGCAAATGCTTAAACACACATTTTCTATCAATCTATATCTTAAAAAGGGAAGTTATCTTGATGAAAACTACAATGAACTAAAATCACATCCAGAAGAGGCTAAAGGTCAGATTACAGAAGTTGAAGCCTTAAAATTAAAAGGTGTTAAACCTGACCGTAGAATGTGTAAGGTAGTCATTGATTTTGAAAATGGTATTGATGGACTTGGGGATGTAGCAACAATGGCAATAGGTATGAATATCCTTGTCAAGGCGGGTGCATGGATTTCATACTCTGCAAACAGTGGAGAAGAACTAAAATGGCAAGGCAAAGCTAATCTCATTAAAGAACTCAGAGAAAACAAAGAGCTTTATCAAGAGATTTATGACAAGGTAATGCAGGAGGTAGTAAATGGCTAAGAAGAAATATAAAGTTATTGACCTAACAAAAGAACTTATGGATCATCTAAAAACAACTTCTGGCGTGATTATTAAAGAAGAAACATATTACAAACAAAGACAATATGTTGTTTATGATAAAGACTTAAAAAAGGGCATTCTCTTTGCCCGAACAAAAGACAGAGCAATAGAACTAGCAAAACAATATGGCGTGAAAGCGGGGAAGATAAGTTATGAGTGTTAAGGCACACACCACAGATAACAATAGGGAGACAGTAGATCATCCTAGTTATTACAAGCAGGGTAAATATGAAGTTATAGATATTATAGAAAACTACAACTTGCCATTCCATTTATCCAATAGTCTAAAATACATATTGAGGGCAGGGGTGAAAAATGAGGACACCTACCTTGAGGATCTGAAAAAGGCTAAATGGTATCTTGACAGGTATATTAACAATATGGAGGGGAAGAAATGAAAGCATTTACTATCAAAACAAAACAAAAGAGCTATAGGAAATATAATAATCAACTTTGTATTGTAGTATCTTCTAATAGGACAGATGGATTAATTGAAGTATATGTACCTAAGTATGAAGTATTCATTCTTCTCACGCCGCATGAATTAGAGGATCTATAATGTCAACAAAAGACTATTCAATACTTCAAGAAAAGCATGTAGCGCGTACGCTTCAAGGTAATCTAGTTGCAGGTAGCGGCAGTCCAATATTCAAGCGTGGCGATGTAATTATACCTAATACTATGGTCATCGAGTGTAAAACAACTACAAAGGAAGGCTTAAAATCTTGGAGTATTAAAAAAGATTGGCTTGAGCAGAATGAAAAGGAGAGATTGGATTTAATGCTTCCTTATTCGGCTCTTGCCATTTCAAAGGATCCAACAGGTACAAACAATATGTATGTTATAAATGAAGAACTGATGAAGAAGTTAGTAGACTTCTTGAGGGAGGAATAATATGATTATATATAAACGCAATGGACTTAAAGTAACAGCAGAATTTACAGAGCCTTGGATTTATTCCATCTCAAATTATTTTGCTAAACGTGGTATTAGTGAAAGAAAGTTTATTGAGGATTATCTTAATCGCCGCACTAAATTTACAGGCGTAGCTAAGTGCCTACCTACTGATAAATATGATTGGAATTATGGAAAAGAACTGGCTAAAGAAAGGCTAATAAAGAACTATAAAAATACTTTAGTTATTCTTTCTCACATGCTAGATGAACTTCTAACATCGCGCAACAATGAACAACATGAAACAATAGAGTATACAATAAAAAAGTTTCAATCTGAATAAAAAAGTTGTTGACATTTCTCCCTTCCTGTGTTATACTATGTATAAAGTTAAAGGTTAATCTACATAGGAGGTAGCAATATGTATTATGTAACTATGACAGACAAATTCATGAGCGGATGGGGAAAGGCAGAAGGAAGGATTGCAAAGTTTGTTGTTGAGTGTGAGGATTACATGCAAGCACAACAAATTATGGAAGCCGCAAGACGGCGGGATGAAATGAAGTACATCAACTACACAACAACAAAACCTCACTACAACGCAAACAAGTATGTAACCTCATACAAAAAGTTTGAAGAGTTGGGGACAATATGGACAGGCAAGTAGCAACACTTCTGCAACAACAATATAAAAACAACAATAGCAACAAAACAAAAGCTCAAAACTTTTTGGGCTTTATTTTTTTGAAAAATTTTTGCAGCACTGCTTTTATGTAACAATAGGCACACAGCAACAATAGGCAACAACAACAATTTGGGAACAATAGGCAACAATCGTTTTGAAACAACAATAGGCACGGGAAGGATATATGAACACATATACATATGCACATAACTTCATATGTTCATATTATCATATATTCATGTGTAGATATATTCATATGAATGACCTTTCATATGTGAATTTTCTGATATTCTTATATGAATGGGATATATAGGATATTCATTTTTATTCTTCCCTGTGTTGTTGCCTATGATGCTGCCTATGATGATATATTTCCCATAAATTATTCATTGTTGAAGATAAATAGGAGTTATACCTTCTGAGAGGCTCTAGGACGGCGCAAAATGAAAAATAGGTACAATCTATCACACAAGGTATAAAATCGATTCTAGGGGCATTTACGGGCGTTTAACGCGATGTTTGATTTTTTGACCTTTCTAAAGTCCTTATTTTGCCGCCTGTATCTATCCACATATACTATATATTGGGGTTTATAAAACATAAAACACAATATATTGTGTTGTATGTTGTAAATATCTATGAAACGTCATGCCATTATATCATGGCGTAGTATGGAATAAAAAGAAATGTACTATATAATATAGAAGGAAATGTTTCACATGAAAAGCACCTCGCCAAAAACTTTTTTATAAAATCAAAAAATAACATTTGACTTTTGCCTTTGTTTTTGCTATACTACTAATAGAAAATGAAAAAGGTATAGCCCTAATTGGGCAAGGAGGAAAAATCATGTGCAAACACTGTGAATCAATTCAAGAAGTCAAAGAAAATAACCTCGTAGAGAATTTGACGGAAGAGGTTAAGAAGGGACTTGACCTCTATTTTGGTGTTGATGGAGTAGAGGAAAGGGACATCTACGATAATATGTCTTTCTCTTTCCCCCAAAAAATTGCAGAGATTACGGCAGGGAAAAAGAAGGACTTGAGAGAGCTTTTCCGCAACTGTGAGGGTTGGGACGAAAAGACACAGACTCTCAAAAAAACCGCAAAGGTGAATATTGAAAATGAAGAGTGTTACAGAAGATTCTCTGAATTGTACTATGATATCAGAGAATGTCTTGACTTCGACGTGTATATTTATGAGCATTATTATATCACATCCTTTAAACATTTCTGCCTCCAAGTTATAGATCCAAATAACTATGAATGCGATGATTTTGATAAAGTAGTAAACGACCCATATTTCAAGGGAGTTTATCACGATGGAAAAAAACCTTCTAGAATTATTTCGGCGCTTTTCAAAAAGTTGGGAGTGAGAGAGGATCTCAAGAGTAAATTTGAGAAAACGTCCGCAAAACTCTTTGACCTTATTGCAAATTGGGATAAAGAGAAAGAGATTGAGATTTATCTCTCTATCAATCCCGCGCATATTTTGTCACAGAGTAATCCAAAGCAGGATGATAACGAGACTTTGACTTCTTGCCATAGTCTCAATAACCTTGAATATGAGTACAGTGCAGGGCCTTCAGGATATTGTAATGATAGTGTAACTTTCATTATGTTTACAATCGCTGATGGCGCGGATTTTTCAAAATCCTACTACAGAAAAACCTCGCGCATGTTTGGGCACTATAAAAACGGAGTCCTCTTAACTTCTCGTCTCTATACCACGCAAGGAGGTATGAATAGTATAAACCCAATGAACAAGGTTTTTAGACGAGCTGCACAGGACGTAATTGCCGAGGGTTTAGGTATTAAATCTGATTGGTATAGTAGAAGATATAAACATACTCAAGAAAGCTGTGACCTCCAATTTGAGGGAGGTTACTATTTTGGGGGATATGCAGATTGGGAATACAACGATTTTTATCCCTATATCTCTTTCCTCAATCCTCTCGCCACGAAGGAAAAGTATAAAGTTTTTGAAATTGGAGGTGCAGGTACTTGCCTTGATTGTGCAGAAGAAAACAGCGAGAGATCAGTCTGTGAGGATTGCATCAATATGCAACAGTGCGAATGTTGCGGTGATGTGTTTAGGGGAAGTGAGATGACAGAAACTATTGACGGGCTTGTTTGTGAAACTTGCCTAGAAGATAACTATACTCAATGTAGGGAGTGCGGATTGTATTTTTACGAATATAATGTAATTCCTGCAAATGATGGTTATCATTATTGTGAAGATTGCTATAGTGATACTTTCACCATGTGTGACGAGTGCGGTAATTATTTTCATAACGACAATGATGAGGTATTCTATCATGCCTCAGAATATTTAAGTTTTTGCCGTGAATGTGCAGAAAAGAGGGGGTTGATACTTTATAGGAGGTTTCAGTCAAGTTATGACGAGTGGTTTACAGAAGAAGAATTAGAAAAAGTAAAAGAAGAAGATAGAAAAGCACAGGAAAACTTTTTCACAGGTTTACATTGAATGGAGGATAATTATGATAAACTTCACAGAGATTTTAACTAAATCACAAGTAGAACTCTTCCAGTACCTCAAAAAATACTATGGAAAGAAGGTGTTAAATTCAAGAAGTGGAAAGTACCTTGTCATAAAAGGGAATGTTCCTGTTTTAATGGTAGCACATTTAGATACTGTGCATAAAGAAACAGTCAAGACTATCTGCAAGTCTAAAAACATTCTTATGAGTCCGCAAGGTATAGGCGGTGACGATAGATGCGGAGTCTACGCCTTAATGAGGATTTATGAAGAAAGCCCTAATAAACCTTACTTGCTTTTCACTTGCGACGAGGAAATAGGAGGTGTAGGTGCAGATTCTTTCGTGGAGGACTGGCTTTACCGAAAAGTTAATCCCGAGCTTGACCTCATGAACTTCATGATAGAAATTGACCGCAAGGGATTTCTTGAGGCTGTGTATTATTCATGTGATAATCCTGAATTTGAGGATTTTATATCTTCTTATGGATTCATCACAGATTGGGGGACATATAGTGATATTGAGTCCCTGATGCCAATCATGGGAATAGCAGGTGTAAATCTTTCGGCAGGTTATTATAATCCTCATACTATAGGGGAATATATAAACCTAGAACATTTAGAGGCTACGATTGACAAGGTCAAAGAAATACTTGAAGGGGATCTGCCAATATTTGAGTACGTGGAGGAAATAGAATGTACTATATCAAATCAAAATTTGGCGTATACCAAATTACCAAAAAACTACCTAACGGATTATTACGAAAGTTATTGGGAAGATCCCAAAAAGTACAAGTGATATATACCTCAAGAGATATTAAAGAAGTCTTGAAGAAGTATCATCATCTAATGGAGGGCAAGTCATGTTAAATATTAAGGTAGTACGCGGTACATATTTCTTAATGAAAGGTAGAATCATTCTCCTTCAGTCCACAAATAAAAATGAGTTCATGAAAAAACTCAAGAAGTATTAATGTAAAAGGAATAGGCAAAGGCAGGAAGGAAGTATTAAAAATGAGAAATGAAAATCTTGCAAAAGCGGCGGCAGAGGTAGAGAGAGAACTCATGGAGAATACAAGCAGGCACATATTAGAAATGTGCATGAATGCTATAAAATGGTATATGGAAGAAGGAAAATATATACCAACAGACAGTCTTGAAAGGATACTAATTTACCTAAAAATGGCGGCGGAAAGTGTAGAAGGGATACTAGAAGAAAGGGAGAAAGACAAGGAAGATATTCTTGAACTTTTCAAGTAAAGCACATAGCACAATAGCACATGATTTTATATAGGTAGTTAGAAATAACTACCTTATTTTTTTTATTTTCCGCGCGGCAGGAATAATAAAAAAGATAAAAAATCAGCGGCAGGAATATAGGAAGGAATACATATATACATATACCTATATATACCTATACACATACAGCAATATATATAAACTAACCTAGCGGCAGGGAATAAAGAAAAAAGAAAAAAGAAAAAATCGCGGCGGGAAATATAAAAAGAAAAGAAAGAATAACTATATAAGTAATAGAATTATATAGAGAAAGAAGTATAAAGAAGAATAGAAAGATATATATATACATATAGAAAGAGAAAGAGAGAGAAGTTAGCAGAAACTGCTATGGTTATTTGTGTGCCAATTCATAACCATTTTGGTTATGTGTTTGGCAAATACTACATATTTTGGCAAAAATTGAGGTGATGTCCTGCCAAAAATTTATCAACAACAATACCAACATTATCCACAACATAAAAATTTAACATAAATCATAACATAAAATATAACACAACAGCACAGCCCTAGGCGTAGCACAGCCCAAAGGCAACAATACACGCGCGTAACAATAGGCATAGGCAACAATATGCATAACAATATAACAACAATAGGGATGGGAAATATGAGCTATTGCTTATATGAACATAACTACATGTGTTCATGTGTATATATGTTCATTTATTCATATATATAGGTGTTTATATATGTTTATATGTATATATGTATATTTCTTCATTTCTTTCTTTTTTTATTTTCCCCGCCGCCTCCCTGCCCGCTTTCCTGCCTTTTTGCTGTCTTTCCCTATATATATAGGCGGCAAAGAGAATATGCTATATTCCCTATATGTGTTATTTCCCTATATATACCGCCATATAC